CTAAAAAGCAGTTCCTTCAAACTTACTTCTCTCATATATAGATATTGTTATCCCAATCTCCGTTACGTTTCAAATACATTGGTGTTAAATGTGGCATACCATTTGTAATTAGTCCACAAGATAGAATTGGTTTTTTTAAATTAAGTCTCATGTAATTCATAGCCAAAGCATCTTTATTTATTAAGCAACCAACAGTCATTCCAAAGTTTAAATGAAAATCGTTTCCATGAAATCTTACTTCGCTGATTGTATGATAATGACCCTGAACAACTGATAGAGCATATTGAGCAACAGCTTTAGAAACATCAGGAGAGAATTGATGTCCAAATAATATTCTACCTTTGCCTGTGTCTATAAAATGTTTTTCTTTCCATTCCCAACCTTTGCCTACTTCTAAGATTTGATTGTAAGATTTGATAAAAGATTTAGTCATTCCTTTTGCCATAGCACGTCTTAAAACCATAGAACCATGATTTGATTCTAATAAAGTCATTTGTGGAAATAGTTTATGAAGTCTATGTATTTCTTTTTTACCAAGTTCTAATTCATCTTTAGGAGATGGAAGATCAGGGTCTATTGTGTGAGATACATTAATAGAATGAAAATCCATTTCATCACCAATATTTACAATGGTATCAGGTTTGTATTTAGCTTTTAGTTTAGTTAGGAACCCATGCCAGTCTTTATGAGCAAATGGAAAGTGTAAATCAGATATGACTAATATTCTTTTATTCATATACGCAACCAGTTAGTTATATTCGTACTATTTAGCAAGAAATATTGTTATCAAAGCCAAAGATAAAGAACCAGTGGCTACAAGTATTGACCAATATAGGTTTTCTACCTTCTTTTCCAGTTTATATACTGATGTGCTTAGTAATTTAACTTCTCGTTTAATTCCTGTTATATGTCCCCTTAGAGATATCAGTTCTTCGTTGTGAGTTCTTGCCATTGTCTTTTTCGCATTTGCAAGACTTTAGCAAGACACACCCACCAATCCAAAGTTTGTAAATGCACATTAAATTTTATGCACTAATATCAAACTATTGTGTTTTAATAAAGTTATTTTTTATAGAATTTTTCTACTGTGTCTACGTAGTTCTTCCAGAATGATTTTGCATCTTCAAAAGCATCTGCATAGAATTTAGTCCAGTAGTTCTTAATGTCAGAATAGTTTAACATTGAGTTCTCCTTTGAGTAAAAGTTATTTTCTTCAGTCGTATATATCATTGATGATATATAGGTAGTATTCGCAGAATTACAATTACTTGATGTGTTCTTTAACTGATTCAATAATATATTTGGCAATCTCAAATTTCCATTCCAAATATAATCCTAAGATAATTCCAAGTATAAATATAATCATAGTTAATTATTATTTTGTTATTTTGTTAATGTCAAAACCTTTATATTTTAAATATTCAATTACTTCTGCGATGGTTTGTTGTCTAATATATTCTTCTTTTATTTCTTGTGATGTAGGTTGTGGCAAAGGAGAATCCCATCTATCTATAATAAATTCTCCAGCAGATGTTAAATCATAACTTGCATCAGGTGCTAAAGATTTCATTACTGTATTAATACCCCAAGCAAAACCATTTTCATTGGTATATGTTTTTATAGTTTCTTCTATAGATAGTTTAGGCATTATTTGAATTGTTTTCCAGTTACCCAAGTTACTAATGAATTTCTTTCACCTTTAGTTACTGGCATAACCTCGTGTAATACATAAGAAGGAAACAATATTAAAGTTCCCTGTTCTTTACTCATAAGAGTTCCTTTATCATCATCATATAAATAAAGTTCTCCACCTTCGTATTCTTCAGGATTTGTAAGTTGAATAGATATAGATAATTTTCTAACTGCCATATTAACTGCTCTGTCAACGTGCTTACCATATTTGCCAGATGGTGCTTCATAATTTGTAAATTGGAATCCTTCATGTAAACCAAATAAATCAAACTTAAAAAATCTTTCGTTAAGGTTTAAAGTTATATCAGTTACTCTACGGAACACCCAATCCATACCATCAACAGGATATAACCAAGATATTTTAGAATCTCTTACATCTGATTCGCCTTTTGTTGTTCCTTTTATTAAACCTTTATCTTTTGCTATATTTATTATTGTTTGACATTCTTCTTTAGAAAATGCGTTATTCCAAAATGCGTAAGTATTAATTTGGTCTAATTCAAAATTCCAAGATGAGTTTACGAATTTAATTTCTTTTGTCATTTTTTAAAATAGTTAAAATTAATAACAACTCTTATATTTTCGTCTGTGCAGGAAGTTCCTGTATGATTTAATTGAGAATCAAAACTTACAAATCTATTGGCAACAGATTTTATTTTAGTATCATCTTTAAATAAAGTATATCCATTACAAGTATTAATATAAAATATACCTGTTGTTAAATTATTTACATATTCAAAATCTTTATGAAATTGATTAACAACAATATTTTCACTTTTAGTTATTAGGTTTGCTTTTATTCTTACTAAAGAAAATGGTTTTATAATACTTAAAATTGGTTCAATTATATTAAAACTTGAACCTCTCCAATTATTATTAAAAAAAAAATGAATAAATTGAAATTGTTTAGTAGGTTTATTTTGGTAGTCTATGTAATTATTATAGTACCAATCAAAATTATTACCCAGTATTATATCTTGTAATAATTTAAAAATTTCTTCTGGTAAAAAGTTATCAATTATTTTTACTGACATTATCCTTCCTTTTAATTTTAGGAAACTACTATACTTCTGCTATATCCCAAGTCAATGTTGATTCATTCCAAGAATAATATTGATTTTCTTCTAATTGTTCTGTTGGTTTTGCAACTGGTGAATTCCAAAGACAAGTATCTTCATTTAATATCCAAGAGTTAAAGGGTTTTTTAGGAATAAAAGCATCTCTATCTTCGTCATAAATAAAACCTATACCTGCATGATTTTTTCTTAAAGGTGTTCCATTGTTATTATGAACTCCACCATGTGTATTATAAGATGTTTGTTTCCATATCGGATAACCAGTTAATTTAGTTAAGAAATCAATTCCAATAGATTCTTGTTCAACTCCATTAGAGTCTTTTAATACGTTATTATGTACTGAAAGAACTTCTATTACTTTTGAATTTAATCCTATTTTTGCAAAACTAGCCATTATGTTGTGTAACTCCCTGAGCCTGTAAATTTTAAAATTGTATTACTTCCTGATGTTGTAACAGTTGGAGAGCCTGTTGAAGTACCAGAATAATTGGCAGTTGGTACACTTAATATAACAACACCTTTTCCTCCACTACCAGCAGTTGATGGACTATTTCCCATAGCACCTCCTCCACCACCTGTATTAGCAGTACCTGATGTAGCCGAACCTGGAAATGTAAAAGCACCTGCACCTCCTCCTCCACTTCCTCCTGCACCTGCCACTCCAATTCCTGCACCTCCTCCTCCTCCTGCGTAAGTTACTGAAGAACCTGTTATTGAAGATGAACTTCCAGCACCACCATCACCAGCAAAACTTCCTGAACCATTACCACCAACAGCATTAGCACCTCCACCTCCACCTCCAGCATAGTGTGGTGCAGAATTTCCTCCTGAACCTCCATTATTACCCTGACTAGGAGATGTACTTGGTGTGTTACCTGAACCTGCTGCGTTACCTCTTGAACCACCTCCTCCTGAACCTCCATTAGGGGCAGGAATACCTGAACCAGCCCCTACTCCTCCTCCACCTCCAGCAGAACTTATTGTTGTTAAGCCTGAACCTGAAATAGAAGAAGCTGTGCCACTAGCACCATTATATGTGGTAGCAGTTGCCGCACCTCCATCTCCTACTGTTACTGTAATTACTGTACCACCAGTTACTGATTGAGTTGATGTTCTAAATCCTCCAGCACCCCCACCACCCCCTTGGTCAAATCCTCCACCTGCCCCACCACCAGCTATTACTAAAAAATCTATTGAATAAGGTGGTGGTGATAAAGCATCTGTTCCTTCATTAATTCCTGAACTTGCAATCCAACCTTGTGTTGAATCTATATAAGTAAGTGTTACACCTTCTCTTTCACCAGTTAATGCTAAGGCAGATGTTGCACCTTCAATTTTATTTCCATTAGGAGAAATTGTAAGTGAATTAGTGTCAAAAGTTCCTGCGTAATCTACTACTGCTATTTGCTGTCCAGCAGTTGGCGAAGCTGGTAATGTTACTGTAAATCCTGCCGAAGTTGTGTTGCAAAAATATCCTTCTCCAGCAACGGCAGTAAAACCAGTAGTTTTAACTGAAGATTGCCAAGCAATACCAGAAGCAGGAGTTGCGAATGATAATACTCCTGAACCATTTGTAGTTAATACTTGTCCATTAGTTCCATCAGTTGCAGGTAAAGTAAATGTTAAATCAGCACTAACACTAGCTGGTGCTTTTAATGCTACATAATTAGTTCCATTAGCTGTTGTTTCACGAAAGCGAACTTCTTTTTGATTGTCTAAAATTAAATTTACTGTTGATGTAGAAGCTGAATCTGAAAGTGTTAAAACAGTTCCAGTTGCAGTTGTTGAAAGACCAGTTATTGTAACTGAAGAATCTAACCAATCAACTGTATTAGCAGAATAATTAATTGTTGCTAAAGATATATCATCAGAACCATCAAAGAATTTTAAAGTAGGAGAAGTTGAATTTGTAGTATCTAACCAGATTTGTCCAGCTACAGCACCAGTTGGTCTTGATGTTCCTGAATTTGTTGTTTGAATTGCTGATAATGCGTTGTTTAAATCTGAACGAAATGCAGGGAAACCCTGATTTGCTATATTATAATCGTGTTGTGCCATATTCTATCTAATATCCTTTAGCTAAATAATCAAAAGTTTTGCTAACTCCTGAATTGCTACTATTTTTAAATGCAACATCAAAACCATTAACAGTTTTATTTGAAATTGTAAAGTAGTCTCCTGTGGTCATTCATTGTGCTGTAATTACCACTGAATAAGAATTTGAATAAAAAGGTAAAGTAAATGTTAAATCAGCACTAACACTAGCTGGTGCTTTTAATGCTACATAATTAGTTCCATTAGCTGTTGTTTCACGAAAGCGAACTTCTTTTTGA